TGCTGTATTAATCATGCTGGCGCAACATGCTCTGCTTATAGCAATTTCAAGCGACTTAAATGCATATGGTGTTGTGTGTGAGTTCGACTGGAATGATGGAAATGGTCAGGAAGGATGGCCTTCAATGGATGGTAGC